TCACCCGGTCTTGTTGGGCAGCAAATGCCGACTGACCTGAGCTGGTCTCATGAATGGCAGCCTGAGCTGCTCGCTCCGCCGATGCACCTGCAGCAGCCTGGGCCTCAACCCTGCTGACATTGGCAGCAGAGGCGAAGACCTCGCTGTCATTCCGTTGGGCCATAGCAGTGCTGGCTTCCGAAGCAGCTGCGAAGGCATGCTGACCTGCAGTGTCGGCACCGACCTGGGCTGCAATAGCGTTGGCGGCCGTCACCTGGGCAAAGTTGCCAGCCTCATCCCGAAGCGTGCTGACGGTGGCGACATGCCCACCAGCAAGCAAGGCCTGCTCGACCGCATTAGCTCGGGCGATCTCAGCACCAGCCTTGGCAGTGTCGGCCGCCACACGGGCAGCCAGGGCGATGTTCTTCGCCTGCTCGGCCAGGGATTGGGCAGTGGTAGCGTCAGCTGCACGCTGGGAAGCCAGGGCAACTGCCCCGTCGATTGCATCGAATGCGGGCTTCGCCTGAGCCAGTGCCAGATCGATATTGGCCTGAGCGATGGCAGCGTTGGCCTCGTGAGCCGATGCAGCGTCCCTTGCGATGCCTGCCAGCACTGCACTGGCAGCGGCGCTCATCGTGTCGCCATAGGTGTCGAACAGTCCAGCGACATCAGCCACTAGATCTTCAGCCAGACGATCACCGATCGGAGAACCAGTGGGGGCACCAAACGTCGCCTTGAAGCTGCTCAGCTTCGTCACATGGGTGACAGCCTTAGCCCCCGAGCTTGCAACCGCGGTTACGCTCAAGGTCTGATGAGGACCCATGTCCTCGGGCGTGAGAGAGAACGTGCTTCCGGGACCCGACTTTACATCAGGCAAAGTCGTCCACTCTACTTCGGTGGCAACGCCATCGAGATAGGCCGTGAACGTGATGACTTGCACTGCAGGCACCGGAGCGCCGTCGTCATAGGTGAAGTTGGGGCGAGGCGTCGCCACAATGAAGAGGGCAGGGCCTTCTTTACCAATGGAGCCAGGAGGACCCTTGGGACCCGGCAGACCAGGATCACCCTTGTCACCTTTCGGGCCAGGCTGCCCACGCATACCAGGAGCACCCGGATCGCCTTTGCGACCAGGTTGACCAGGATCGCCTTTCTCTCCCGGAGGGCCTGCAGGACCGGGCTCGCCCTGGGGGCCGGGTTGGCCAGGAGCACCAGGGATGCCCGGATCACCTTTTTGTCCGGGTTCACCGGCAGCGCCAGGCTCACCTCGCCGACCAAGGAAGCCATCGATCGGGCCTTCCCAGTCACCAGAGCCAGGAGCGCCAACCTTCTTCCAGACGCCATTGTTCATGGGATCCGGATCGTCCACGACCTGAGCATAGTGCCCATCGGGGAACAACAGACCGTCGGCGTGCTTCAGCTGCGAGAGCTTGTCCACCAGGATGGTGTAGCCGCCTGCCGGAATATAGGCGGTGCCTTGCAGGTGAACGCTGAATTTGCCGGACTGCCCGGCATTGATCCTCACCAGACCCGTGGGGTAACCCGGTGCCTGAGGAGTGAAGCAGACCCGCAGCTTTGCAGTCTGCCCACCCTTCAGAGCTTTGGGACACCCAGAGGTGTCGATCGTGAAGTTCCCCACCACCTCAATGTCATTGAGGACGATGTCCGCCCAGCCTTTGTTCTCCAGCACGACCTCAAGCACCGGCGACATGTTGAATGCCGCCGTTGCCGGGAAGATCAGTTGCTTCGGGGAGATGTCCAGCAGGTTGTTATTATGCTTTGGCTGGTGCGTCATTCAGGTTGGGTCCTGGTTCAGATCTTGTGGAAGACGGTGACGCGGATCTCTGCGCCTGCCAGTTCAGCCGGCGCTGCAGCTTTGAGCGCCACCTCGACGAATCCGAGACGGGTCTTGCTGGTGAAATGGCCGGAGCTCTCCGAGTAGATCGGCTTGTCGACGCCCGTGCCGACCAGGACCACCTGAACATCCATAATGGATGTTTCTGCCAGGCCGAACGGAAGGCCCACATAGGTGGTGGAGCCAAGAGCACCTGCTTGATCTTCGATCGTGGTGATCGCCCGAGCTTTGTTCCGGGCGGCGTCCTTCACATCGCCGATATTCGTGGCGATCGTCTGCAGGATGCCGATGTGATCGGCCACGATTTTGACCGACTGGTAAGCCGGGCCGAGCATACGCTCGATCATGCCCACAGCCGAGGGTGAGCCGAAGATATTCATTCCCATATCAGATCCATCCGTTCTGTTCGAAGAGGGTCCCGCTGTTGGAGCGGGTATTGCTCACGAGGTCTTTCTCCTCGGCGCTCTTGCAGGCAGCCTCGTATCGGCTGAGGTAGAGCTGGCTTTTGCCCACGGATCCTTCCGTCCCCATGTCGGCGTAGACCTTGTGAGCGATGAAGGCGGTGAGGGCACTCTCCAGGAACCGGGGCAGGAAGATCTCCTGCTCCTCGTATCCCTCGCCTGCGTCGAGCAAGGGGGGGTGGTAGGCCTGGTAATTCAGGGCGATAACCTGATCGAGCATGGGCACAGGCACCTGCACCGTGTCGAACTTCGGCGTGTGCAGCGACCGCGGATTGTTCGCCTGATTGATCGGCAGTTCGGTCTGAGTGTTATCCCAGGCTTCGAGCACCTTGACCACATCGCCGAGGAAGGGCTCAGCCATGCTGTCGATCAGATAAGTGTCGTGAGGGTTCTCATCCGACGCCTGGCTCAGGGCGTGAACCGGATCGAGATGATAGGTGGAGATGTGCGACATGCACGTGAGCAGCAGGCTCTTCTCCGTGAGGATGAACCGGGTATAGAGCTTCTCCAGCCCCTCGTTTGCGTGCATGACAATGCGGGGCTTGGCACCATCTGCGATGGTGCCGTCCCCGTCATTGCCGATGGCGATGTTCGAAAATTCCCCGAAGGAGAGCTTCCGGAAGAGCTCCAGGACGTTCATTCAGACCCCGCTTATGTTCTGTTTTTTGCGAGTGAGCTGATCTGTCGATGTCAGACCACGTAAGAGGACATCCCTCCGGAATAGCCGTCGGCTTCTTCCGCCTCCCAGAGGCTGACTTCTTCTGGTGTCGTCGGAGCTGACACCGAGGGCTTCCAGGGATTTAGGTAGCCGAGCATCGAGATCGTATCGATGCAGTCGTCTTTGCCCTTGATCCCGCTGGCCGTGACCAGGCGGAGCTGTCCCATGAAGAGGTTCATGATCTGGAGGCGCTTCATTTCCTCGGGGAAATACATTTTCCCGGCCTTGAACCAGGGAACCACGAGATTGAAGCGGGAGAGCTTGTCGGTGATTGGGCGGATGCCGGGAGTGTTGCTCTTCTCAGAGGAAGCAAAGTTGAACCAGATGTTCCGGTTCAGCATTTCCTTCTGGATCCAAGAGATGAAAGCGCCCTGCTGGCCCGTGATCTCGATGCCTACCTGCTGAGGTTTATACAATTGCGCCAGGCGAAACAAGTCATCAATCGACTTGTCCATCGTTTGTCGGGCGCAGATGCCGTCCACCCAGAACCAGTCCCCGTTGGCGTTGTAAGCCCAGACCGAGATCACCGAGAAGTCGGCCGTCTGCTTTTCCGAGGTGGCGAAGTCCGTCGTGATATAGAAGTTGAACGAGCCCATGTTCCTGATGAGCTGCTCCCGGCTGTACCAGCGAACGTCGCTGTCGAGCACGAGACGCTCTTCGTCGGAGGTGATCCGGAGCATCAGCTCCTGCATGAAAGCAGCCAGCTTCCCAGTGCTGACCGCCATGTCATACTGTTCCTTCACATAGTCGTATGTGAAGCGGTCCTCCCAGGCACCGACGAACTCATGACGCTCGCAAGGAAAGCGCTCGCACACCGGCCACACGTTGACGTCCCAAGCACCGGACTCGACGGCCTCGATCAGGATGTCGTCCTTGTTGAAAGGCGTGCCGTTGAAGATGACCTTGCGCCGGGTCGGATCCAGAGCGTGGTTGACGCCTTTGTAAACCGTGTCCTTGATGGCGATCATCGCCGCCTTGGATTTGGAATCGTCATCCGACACGAGGTCATCGAGCACAGCCAGGACCGGGCGCTTACCGAAGATCTTGGTTCCGCGAAGACCGGTCTTCGCACCAAACATCTTGATGCCGAGCCGGTGGCCCTCCTTGCTGACGAACTCGATGTAGTTGTCGGTGAAGGTGGCCTGAGGGATCCACTCCTGCAGGAACTCGGAATTGTTGTAGCGGAACTCGATATTTTTTCGCGCCGATTTGACGCCATTGTCCATGGAGTCGGACACGTAGATCATGCCCTCGACCTTCCCAAGGCCGGGCAGATACCCGAACACGCCGAGGAACAGGCAGAAGTATTCCATGAACAAGGTGGTCTTAGCGGCACCTCGGAAGCACAGATTGGCGATATACCCGCGTGGACTGGTCACTTTGTCCAGCATCTTCAGGTGGACAGGCGGGGTCTTGTGGGACTCACCCTCGGTTCCGTTCACCAGTTTGATGAAGTTCATGAAGGTGAGGGCAAACTCTGTCGGCAGATACCCGCTTGAGTTCAACTCAGCGTAATTGACCTGATCCAACCAGTCGTCGAGTTCCTGTTTGACGAGACTCATACCTCCCTGACCTTCCCTTCAATGAGGGGTTGGGCAGCGATGAGTCGGGTATCGACACCTCCTTCGATCAGCTCTCTTTGCTTCAGTG